TTGAGTCCATTCCATTTAGTTACATCTCCTTCTGCATGTAAAACATTAACTATTGTTATTATAGTTATATTGTACATTTAGAAGCTAAAAAAGTCAAATGAGATGTAAATAAGCTATTACATATTGACTAAACCCTTGTAACTGAGTAGCTGATTGCTTGTAATTCACCGATTACTGCGGTACCAAATGTGCAAACGATGTCGCACCCGCTGAAAGAAGTATATGTATGAGTATATTCTGTTGCAATTGTTCTTGCCATTATTTATGTACTCCTTGTTGTACTAATTTAAAAATGTTAGATAGGAGAGGCATAATAATTATGCCTCTTTATATCTATTTATTTTATTGCTATTATTTATCAGAACCTGCACTATCGATGGAATCAACCATTTTAATAGTGTTACGAATTTCACGAATTTCGTATACAGGTACGATTTGGTAATCGATTTCGATAACAGACATTTTGAGCAATTTAGGGTCATTGTTCATAACGAAGTCATATTTTTCGATTAATGTACCAGTAATTTTATCGAGTTTAGATTTAATAGCAGTTTTTAATGCGTTACGGTTAGCTGTATGATTTTGTTTACCAATGAATGGTTCAGCTGCTTGACGAATCAAGTCTTCTACAGCACCTACAACACGAGAGCAAGACAAACGACGATAAATGGAATCTGCATTAGCCATTGTTACGCCATCAGTTACTACGATGCCTTTTGTGAAAGAATTACGCATTGTTACGAAACCAGCAGATGTCAAACGAGACAATTGAGATTTAGACAAAGCATATTCAAGGTTATTCACATTAATAGCTTGCATAGTAGAGGATTGGTCAAGGTCTAATGTAGAAACGAAACCAGCGTATGCACCTACGTTATTGGAAACATAAGTATAAGAAGCATTGTCGATAGGCAAAGCAGATTGGGCAACAACTACAGATACATTACGGCCAATATTATATGGCAAGTTATTGCGGTCAAGCATGTTACGACCTACTGCATTTTTAGCATACAAGTCGAAGTTAGTAGCAATTAACTTATCTACCATCATACTGATTTTATCAAGAGATGTAGATGCCATACGTTTTGTACCGATTACGCCATGAGTTGGAGTTGTTTTCAATTCAGTATAAGTACAATGTTGTGCTAATTGACGAGCAAAGTTATCAGTTGTACGGAATGGAATACGCATAGTGTAATCATAACCAACTTCTTTATTGGCACCGCAAGTACCAAGAGCTTTTTCTTCTGTTGGGCTTGCTGGGTTCAAATTAAGAATTTCTGCTACCATGTCGTCTTTTACAAGAGCACCATCTTCAGAAATGCCGAAAGTAAATACATTGCGTAAGCAATTTAATTTATTTAATTCTTCAACAAATTCTTCCAATGTCATGTGGTCAAAAATACCAGAGTTAATCACTACACGATTTACATCGTTAAATTCAGAAGATTCTACATAAGCAGATACTGCTTGTTCATCTTCATCTGGACGATATAAAGAATCTAGGTCACCAACTGGAATCAATTTAGCACCATTGATTTTGCACAAGAAAATAGTATCGAGATTATTTACTAATGCATAATCTTTAGTATCCATAGTTGTACCAGTAACATCTGTCATATCTTCGAATACATATTTTTTAGCATTAGAAGCAGATGGTTTTGCTTGTTTCAATTGGTCATTAACAACGATGATACGACCAACGAAAGCGGAACCAGTGATAGCATTTGTATCATAGTTAGCTGCACAATGTTGAACTGTATCTAAATATTCCAAACCATTTTCTGTCAAACGAGCAAGTTTATTAGAGTTAGTATCAAATACTACAGAGCCAGCTTTATAAACGCCATTTTTAACAGCTTTACGAGTTTCATCATAACCCAAAGAATAAGCAGGGTATACATCATAGATTTCTTCTGCTGCGATAGCATCGATATCTGTAATCATATTTTGTTCTACTTTTTCTAAAGTTACGGAATATTTTTTAGCTTTAGTAAAGTCTTTTTGGTCAACAATTGGAGTGACTGTAATAAGTTTATCCATGATGCTGAATTCTAAAGGAGAAGCTTTTTTGAATTCAGATGCACGAGGCAATTTGCCTTTAATTGTATCATCAGCAAATGCACAAACAATAGCACGGTATTTAATTTCGGAATCTTCCAATACAGAATAGATACCTTCTTTAATAGATACTGTGCGAGCTTTATCTTCTACTGGAGATTCGATAATACGAGGAGTAATTTCTTGACCAGCGGAATTTTTACGTTGTTCTGCACGAGCTGTAATTGCATAACCAGAACCTAAACGTTTATAGATTTCAAATTTAGACAAATCTGTTTCTTCATAATCAAAAGCATCTGGTTTGAATGCACGGTCAATAGCGCCGTAAGTTTCCAAGAATTCCCAACCTTTAGTTGTTACTTGTACATCACGCAATGCTGCACGGAACGCTTTAGGGTCATTAGTAGGGAATACGATAGGATATGGTTTACTTACATCTGTATTATATTTCAAACGACGGAAGTAAGGTTCTGCCACTTTATAAGGCAAGTTCTTTTCGCTTTTTGTTACATGGAATGTCAATGTAGTGCGACGGTCACATAAGGATTCGTCACGACCAATTGTATACAAACCAGAAAGCATAGAACCAACTTTAAGATGATTTGCTTCAGCAGAATGTGTTACATCATTACCTTCTTTATCAATGATTGTGAAATTCAATACATTGTTAAAGATGTAACGATTAAACAAATCAATTAAATCTACAAGACGAGAATTAGATGTAATGCTATAATCTTGATTCAAACGCAATTCATTTTTAATCATCATTTCGCCAGATTCAACAACACCACGTTGTTTTTCAACGATAGTGGCACGAGAAGCTGGTTTATAGAAAGTGATTTTTTCGTCGCCATTTGTAGCATCAAATAATACATAGCAATCTTTCGCAATGTTAGATGGGAATTGAGAAGACAATTGAAGTTTGAAATCAGAATCTACTGCAAAATCAAATGTCTTAGAAATATTTTTACCGCCGATACGCACACCATAGATTGTACGACAACCGCGGTTCCAAGCATCTTGAATACCAGCTACCAAGGAAGCTTCTTTTAAAGTTTCGGATTGGTATGGCTCGCCAAAGATATAACGAGCGTGTTCCATAGAATATACTGGAGTTGGAGTGCCAACAGGACCATTGAAAGCTGTACCAACGATTAATACAGAATCAGTTGTCCCGAAAGCGGATTGGTCAAAACCTGTGGAATAGTCTTGTTCAACTTGTGTAATGACACCAGGTAATTTACCGAGTTCTTCGTTGAATAAGGTCATGCTCATTTAAATAAGCCTCCTATTTAATTTATTATTAATAATAATTTAACGTGTTTCTTTTAAATCAATACTCCAGAAATATCTGTATCGTAACTTACATAATTTCTTTCTATTTCAACATAATATTGAAGGTTGCGTACTGATAGATTTTGACGATAATAATCGTAGTTTTTATCAGAAAAACGAGATTTAAAATATATTTCAGCTACGCCTTGTTGCTTAAAGTAGCCAGCGTACCTGAACATTAACTCTTCAAAATCTCTCATTACCTTATTTGCTGTTATATAGTCACTACCAATTATATTAAATTGTATAACACTTTTAAATCTTTGCGAATATACTTGTCCATGACGTTTCCATTTTTCATTTTTATCGTCGGATTCTTCCATGAATTCATTTAATAATCTTGGTTTTAATTCAAATTTTGGTTCATAACTAATCACATCAAATTGAATAATTGGATGATTAACTGCAACTTGCTGGTCTACAATAAAGCGAGCTCCTTCATCAGGATTAAATTCAACATTGTCACTTTTTAGAGCTTTTGTTACAAGTTTATTAATCATAGCGAATAAATCATCTAAGTCGCAATTTTTATCTGCTTGTTGTTTATGTATCTTAGGAGATAAATCTTTGCCCATAGCAGATTCATTACGAACTCCTAATTTATCGTTTTCTATATCTACAGTTGTTTCTTTTCTATGAATAGTACTTGAATGAACTTTATTTAACGGAACATAATCTTCTCGTTCCATACGTTCATCAAGTAGTTGTTGTAAATCTTTCATTATACTTCTACCTCCTTAGAAATAAATATTTTTTCCATAGTATTGATAGGTACAATTTCAAAATTAACAACAATAACGATTGTTCCTTTACCGTTTTTATATACGTTAATTGAAACAATAGCCCATTCTTTAATTAAAATATCTTTTATTGAATCTAAAAATTGCTCTAGCTTTTCTTGAATTTTTTGTTTTTTATATTCGTTATATTGCATACCCATATAATCAGAAAAATCAAGAATTCGTTCTATGTATTTTTTAATCATAGAAACTGTTACAATTTTTTCTGTGTCTCTAGTAAGACGACAATTTAATAGATTTTCAATAGTAGTTTCTCTTACTGCATGAGATTTAAAATAACAGTACTGAGGATAATCCCAACTATCTATATGAAAAATAGCTTGTCCTAAATTATTAAATGTTGGATATGTTCCTGGTGATGTAACAGCCAACATGGATGCAAGTACGACATCTGCCATTTCGTTATCTATTAAATTATTAGCTACTGTAATTATATTTTCTAGGTTAGCATTTTCTGAACAACATCTAGTAAATAAATCAACTGAATCATTCATATAATTATTAAAATCATCTATTGTTTCAAATAAAGAAGCATGTTTATTTGTAGCAATAAAAGTTGATTTTTTACTTAAACCAATATTTCCTAATGTATAAGCTAAGTAATTATGTTTATAAGATGCGTCATTACTATCAATAAAAGTATCTTCTATTAATACGTTAGGGCATACAATAAAAGCGAAATCATATTCAGCAGCGATTTTTGCCACATCAATAAAATCATCTTTTGTTTGTATGTTAGCAACAAATATAGATTCAACACCTATATCTGTTGCTAACGCATAGGCTTCACTTAATTTAGATTCGCCGTATAATTTAATCATATCTTTAAAAGAAGTTATATGCCGAATTTCTTTTAAAGCATAATTAGTTGCACCATTAGATACAATAAGCAAGTTATTGTGTTTATCAAATGTGAGAGTCTCTTGTTGTATATCGCTCATCTTTGTAACCTGCTTTCTTTAATGTATCACGGATTTGTTTGAACAATTTATTTCTGTTGCTCTTAATAGGAGCTGTTTCAATTCGCCAGTATACAATATCATTGTCATCAGACCGTTCATAATATATATCAGACACTTGGTCCAATTCTGTTGCATCATATACAATGTCTCCTGGTTTAATATCAATATCGATGTCTTTATTATTTTTAGTATAATATACATTCATGATATTTTTTTCTGCGATACCAATACCAGTCGCACGAATTGAAGCTGCTAAATTTAAATTAGCTGCATATTCACGCGTAAAGCGTAATTTATTTCCGAGTCCTAAACAGGTAGGACAATCAGGGTTTGGTTGTTTACTAACGTCATTTAAACAATGACATTGTTCTTCTTTTTTAGATATGAACCAAACTGGGTGAGACCACAAATCAATAACTTTTCTGATATGAGGGTCAAACCAATGATTACAATTTAATGGTTTCATTTATCTAACTCCATTGAGGAACGCTACGAGCAATATCTTGTAAAAGCGATTCTGTAGTAGTCCACGCAACGTCTGTATTGGAAGAAGATTTAATACCAATACGAGTAACTTTAGGTTTAGCACGTCCTTCTGGCCAGTAGCCACGAACGGCATCTTCCCAAACTTTAATTTGTTTAGCTAAGTCATCAAGAAGTCCTCTTAATGCATCTAAATCTTTTTCATGTTCGTATTCAATTACATCAAGTTTATATCTGTTATCTTTATCAAAACCCGTACTCATAATCATACGCATTAAGCAATCGTAGGTGGCTTTTGTTTTAACAAAATTTTCTACAGCAAAACTATCTGTTTTAATTTTTGATTTAGTTTGTGAAATGATATAGTCTGCATATTTAGAGGCATCTCTAATATAAGAACGCATATTATCATCTGGAATTTCATAAGCATCCGTAATCATTTTTAGAGATGTTAATGTACAATACATAGGTTTATATTCTGTACGTATCGTAAAATTTTTCTTTTCTAATAATTCTCCATTTTTATTTCGTACTCCAGATATAGTAAATGTATAATCTGAATTAGCTAATAATTCTTTAGGAGAAATCATAACAACATTTTTTGTATCGTCTTCGTATTTAATTTCGGCGACGATTTTTTCTTTTGCCATTAAATATCCTCCCTTACAATTTTAACTTTAATATCAGAGATATCTACATCATATGGAAATTCAATAGAAAAGTAATCAGGTAATGGGTCAGCATATCTTTCATATTCTAAATTATAAGATATACCATCAGATATAGTTTCTTTTTTAGTTGGTTCTACTCTATCAACAAACTCAATGGCATTGCCAACTACTTCTGGTGTTACATCTGTATCTTTTAGAGAATCAGTTTGAGGAGTTTCTTCTACTAATCCTTTTTTAGTAAATGTAATTTTTTGTGACCAATTACCATAATTAAGAGCATTTAATTCTCTTTGTGCCCGCATGCGAATATAATATTGACCATTATCAGTTACTTCTTTTAATAATAGTCTATATTCATGTTCACCTTCGGCTTTATATTTATCCTCATCTATATAAATTCTATATAAGATATTATAGAAATTATTATCAGATGCGACTTCTAAATAAAAAGCTTTTTCAAATTTCTTTTTGCTAATTTCTTTCCATTTTAATTCAATGGTACCTTCACAAGCTTCAAAGTTAGCAGGTGAAGTAATTTCTACTTCAGACACAACATCACTTTTAAAAGTAACGCGTCGCATCATAGCTAAATCTAGTTTTACTTCTGTAATGGATTCAATCCCTGTATCAGTAATAACTAAGTATTCATCTCCAGGGATAACCCATTCTCTAAATTGTAGTTGAATGATATTTCTATCGACAATGACATTAACTGGTGCGATATGTTTCGTTTTATTATTTAAAACATATATATTATTGTTATCGACAGAACTTTCTTCTATATCCATACTACATTTAATAAAAATAGATTGGTCTTGTAGACTAGGTACAACCGCTAAAACAGAAAATTTCATTTCTGCCATAGGTTATTTCCTTTATAAATTATTCAGTTACTGGATTAACAATAACTGCTTGTACAGATTCTTCTAATTCATTAATAAAGATATTAACGATTTGCATTTCAGCTGTGGCAGGAATTTCAAATACGCCATCACGTTTTTTAGAACGTGTAGTGAATTTTTTAACTTCTACTTTTTCGCCTTCTTCACCAATTACATAATATAAACCAGTTACATCTGTGCCGACTTTATAAGCAATAATTGCTTTTTTAACATCAGTAGATTGGTCTGCATTAATTTCGCAAGTTAAATCACGTGTATCTTCTGGTTCTTTGTTTTCTTCGGCTTCGCCATTTTCAGCATCAGCTGCTAACAATTCTTCATCAGTTGGACCAGATACTTCATCTGATTCAGACTCATTTGTTTCTGCCACATCAGGAGCATTACCATATACAGGTTTATTTACTTCTTCTGTGTTAGGAACTAAATAATATGTACCTTCATGTTCCATAATACGAACTTCAGGAATATCACCGCCAAGAGTACCACTTTGTAAAATAATAGTACCCATACGTACAGAACGACGAAGTTGAGCACAATTTGTACCAGATGGAATACCAGCTACAGGTTTACCAGCTGTCAAATAAATACCAGATAATTCATCATAATAACCAGCTTGACCAGGTGCCAAGCGAACTACTGCGATTTGAGACATAAGTTTCTCCTTTGTTTTTATAAAAAATATAGGGCGGCTAATGCCGCCCTAGTTTTTTAACTATGAATTAATTCTTATTATTTAAAGAATTTACAGTTGCTGCGGACAATGTATTTGTCAATGTAACTGTTGGAGGTTCTGGATAAGTAGGTGCAACTGCGATGTTACGAGCTACTGTAATACCACGACCATTGTCGAGGATACCAACACCATAACGTTCTTTACATTTCAACAAACGAATGTCGCGTTCTGGGTCAGTCCAGTTATCTGTAGACAATGCTTCTTTTTCTGCAATAACACCAACGGAGCTACGGTCGATGCAGTACATATCGAATTTTTTATTAACTTTATCGAAACGTACAAATGGGGAGAAAGATACAGAAATAGGCATTGGAAGACGACCTTGTACTTGGCCAGGATTCATAATGAATTTTTGAGGACCTTGGTCAGCAGACAAACCTGCAAAACCAGGAGTACCTTGTGTAGCACCCCAAGGATGAACTTGAGAACCACCCAATGCACCATAAGTCAACCCGTTACCAATCATGGAGTTACGAGCAAATACAACCCAAGTCAATGGATGCATAATAACATCTGTTGGTGTCTTATCATTTGCCATCAAAGCTAATACCAAATCCAAGAAGTCTTCAGTAGTCAAAGTATTGTTATAAGAACCATCTTTATTCAAACCGTGAGTACCAGCTTCTGGCATTTGTGTACGCAAGTCGTTATCAAATACTGGAGTACCGTGAGTAGAGAATGCATTAAAGCACCATTCTTCTTTATAGCGAGCCATTGCTTGACCCATTTTACGGATGTTAATACCGTAGATATCCCAAGAAGAATCTTGAACAGCTTCTTCTGTGATAGTTACTTTTAAACCAATTTTCTTCACGCGGATTTCCAATTGGCTGTTTTCTACAGTATTGAAATCTACGGAATCTTCATTGTAACGTCCGCCTTCGGAAACTTCGCTTGCACGCAATTCGCCAACTACAGGAATTACATATGTTACGGAAGAACCACCTTCAACGTGAACTACGTTCATGAATTTAGTAGCCAAGTATTCAGGTTCAGCTGCTTCACGAAGCTGACCTTCGATTACTTTAGGAATCAATTGAACAACGTCAGTAGTCATCAAAGATTCTTGTACGGATACACGACCTTTTTCATAATTACCATTGATGTTCAATACCATTTTTTCCATCAAGTCATAAGTTTTAGGCATAACAGCTGGTTTTGTTTTAATTTCGCCAGCTTCGAATTTTTTCAATTGAGCTTCGGACAATTTGCGACCTTCTGCAATTTTGTTCAAAGTTTCTGTAAGTCTCATAGACATGTATTTAATTCTCCTTGTCGAGTTAAATTAAGAGTTATAGTTCCTCCCCAATTAAGGGGAGGTAATTATAATTATTTTTGCAATAAGATTTTTACGGAGCCAACTACGCCGTCCCAATCCATGAATGTTGGAACACCAGATTTACCTTTTACTTGGTAAACTACGCGTACAGACAAAGGGTTCTTATTAGTTTTTACTGCATTTGCAATAGCTTTCAATGTAGCATTTTCTTGGTCTTTAGCACCAATAGTAATGATACCTTGAGCCGCATTTACATATTTAACTACGAAGTTAGTACCAACTACTTGACCAACTTTGCACAATTTAGCATCAGCTGCCCATGCTGTATCATCAGCAGGAATAGCAATTGGAGTTTCACCAATTTCAAGAAGAATTGTACCTTCTTTAATATTTACATCAGGAAGACGAATGATTACGTCATTGTATTCTTGCATTGCAGAACCGTCTTGTGCTTGAGACAAGTCAGCAGAAGCACCAAGATGACCTACTACTTGGTCAGCTACAACTTTAGTGAATACATTAGCACCATCAGTCAAACCAGGAATACCAAGGTCACTATAGCGGAATTCTGGATTCATACGAGGGTCATACAAATCAATACGGTCAGATGCAAGCATATGAAGGTCATGATTCAAATAGTTTTTATCATATGGATAACCAGGGTACGCATTAGTAGATGCATATGGAGAATTTTCTACAGCGTCTTCGCCACGACGATTAGTTTTCTTATAAACAGATGGATTGAAATATTCAGAATTCATGCGGTCTTCAAGAGCCCAAGTAGCCCATTTAGCTGCACCTTCTGGAACTAAATCAGTATTCACTGCATATACAGTACCCAATACTTGTTGACGTTCCATTTCATATTCTTGAATATCCATACCAGCCATCAAGTCATTAAAGTTCAAGATGGAAGGAACGATACGACCATTTTCATCAGAACGAACTAAGCAACCTGGGAACAATTGGCCATAAGCGCTACCCCAAGGATTTTGTTCTGCTTTATCTTTATAAGCGAACCAAGGCAATTCAACCAAAGCGTCAGTACGAATTGGGCCAGGCATAATACCATTGAATGCATCGTCATCACGAGTATATTCGTTACGTTCAATAATACCGATAGGTACATTGCCAAGACGAATTTCGCCAACTTTAGGAAGAACACCAGTAGTTTTTACACGAACAAGACCAGTACCTTCTTGCATTTCAACTGTTTCATCAGTGTAATCTGCTAATTGGCCGATAGCGTCTTTTTTTTCTTTAGTAGGACGGAAGCAAGTTTCTTCATAAGTATCTGCCAAACCTTTAAGTGGAGTCCAATCACGACCGATAGATACTTCAGGAACATCTTTACCAGATGCTACTGGAGATACCAAAGATTTAGCATTAGCAGCTGCTTTAAATTTATCGCCAGCTTTACGCAAACGAACAGATGCACCGCCATTTGCAAGAGTCAATGTAGAGAATTTCTTTTCAGATTCAGTATCTACCAAATCCATACGAGGGTCAACTGCTACTACACGACCTTTAGGAATAACGATTTGATTATAACCAACACCAAAACCATAACGGAACAATACTGGCAAACGGAAATCGAATGCATATTTAATATTAGGAACATCATGTTCAGAAACATTAATTTGAGTATTTGTACGATTAATGCGGTCATCAGAGTGGTCACGGAAGCCAGGGAGGTTTGCTTGGAAGCGAGAACCATCATAACCTGGACTCATGATTTCTTTATTAGTGAAATTTCTAGGGTAAAGTGCCATTTAAAAAAGCCTCCTATTTGTGAGTATTTAAAATATCATTAAAGATACCGTGTAATTGTTCTTTAAGGTCAACAGTATTAACTTCTTCTTTTTTATGAGTTTTGGATTCAGCTAAAGAAGGATTTTGAAGGAGTCCCTTCAAATTATCAATACTATCTTTCTTTTTATCCAAAGATTCTTTAAAGTCTTTTTGCAAATCTGCAATAGAATCTTTAATAGATTCTTCGGAGCGATTAGCAATAGCTTCTTTATCAACATCTTCATGACCCATAGCTTCACGCATTGTTACAAAGTTTTGTACAAGAGCTTCTTTTAATTCAGCTTTTGCATCAGCTACTTGAGCTTCTAAACCTTCTTGCATTTGAGATGCTTCTGTCATTTGTTGAGTTAAAGTATCTTTTTCAGCTTTAAGACCTTCGATTTCTTTTTCGAGAGATTCTTTAAGCTCAGTCAAATCGGAATTAGTTTTTTCTAATTCTGCGATTTGCTCAGAAGTTTTTGTTGCTGCTTCTTGAAGTTCAGTTACTGTATTAGTGAGTTCAGTAACTTTGGCTTCAGATTCTTGCAACTTAACTTTTAATTCTTCAGACATGTCTTCAGTGTCTCCTTTAGGTAAGTTTAAATCTTGATTAAGACTTTCAGCAAATGCTTTTGTTTTATTATTACTAGCAGTAGCAGGATAAATATCTATATTTTTCGCATACATATCACTAGGCACAATAACATAACTTAGCTCTTTCGCTTCCATTTCGTGGATATCCCAATAACAGGTTTCTCCATTATATATAGCACCACGTTCATGTTCACATGTTTCACCGTTAGCCAATTCTTGACCACAGATAGAACATTTAACAGAATGTGCAATAACACCAATTGATGTAGTTTCTAACAATCCAGATTTCACATCAGCTTTTGCTTGTTCACCAGGGATATTAACAGTGAATAATAAAGCAGGGGTTTCTGAACGTGTATTTTTTGTTACATATTTAGCTTCACAAATACGCCCGATAATTTCTCCATCTTCTTCATTATGATGTTTAATTAAAGGTCTGCGATATGGACTTGTCCATGACGGTACAGATTTTTTTAAACAATTGGGAGTATAACGAGTATAGTTTCGTGTTGCAAATGGAGCGGCATGAATGCCTTCGATATCAACCATAATGGAATTAGGGTCAATCGTAGAATCATTAATACCTTCTGTTACATCAAGTTTTTGATTGTATCCATCTACAATCGATAGAAAATTATTATCGATTTGTTCCTTAATCATCATCGCCATCTTTATTCACCGCCTTTCTCTGTTTTAATTTTGCAAGAGCAATAAGCGTGAAATGGTGGAATGTCATCTAAACTAAAATGCTTAGTATCGATAACATTTTTATGCGACTTCTTATCTTCACTGTTGCCAAAGTCTACATACACTTTTTCTTTTCCAAGGGCATTACAGGTTTTTACATAAGCATACCAATAAGCTTTGGATACAGTGTATTCAGTTAAGAAACGCAAACGATATTCAAGAGAATTAAATACAGATTCTTTTTCTTCTCTAGTTTCGCATTTTTTAATGCGTTTACTAATTTCTTTGAAAATTTCATCTATTGTATTTTTAGTCTCTTTTACGATATTAACAGTCTGTATATCAAAAGTAAAGTCTGGACTTTTATTTCCACAATCTCTGATTGCTTTTTTATATCCAGCGGCTAATTCTTTTTCCATATACTTCTCAAGCATTTTCATAATACTTTCTCTCGTAAGAGGGATAGTAAACGCGTCCTGATTTTTAACATCGTCACATACATCATTACGCATTGCTTGGAACTTATTATATATTATACTAAAATTTTTTTTATAAATATCAATATTTTTTTTAGTTATTTTATTTCTATCATCAGCTGATTCTTTAAATTCCTTGATATTTACTGAACTTTTTCCATGTTGATTTTCTGGTTGGTCTGTATTAGAAATTTGTTTATTTTCATCAGAACTTTTATCCGCTGCTTTTGGGTCTCCATTTTCTGGAGAAGCAGTACCATCTGGTGTTAACATTCCTTTGCCAGCCCAAACTAAATTCATTTTATTCTTTTGTGTTACGGCATTAGCATATACATCATCTAAAGAAATATTATCGGCACGACGGCCAAGTTCTTGTCGTAATTCTTCAAATGTAATGGCATTACCTTGATATTGATTTAGATAATGATTTTCTACTTTTACTTTTGTTTCTAAGTTAATTTCATTAAATACGAAGTATACAATATCGCTTTCGTTTAGAATTGGATTAAATCCACCTTCCAATAATAATTCATTAAATAAATTATTTTGAATAAAATTAGAAATACTTTTTTGGAAATATTTTACCGCATCATGGACTTGTTCTTCCATGGAGTCAGCGTCTTGTTTTACACCGCCACGACCCATCATAGAAGTAGATAAATATAATGCGGAAAATACACGTTTCTCAAAATAATTTAAATATGGTTCAGCATTTAATGCTACATTGTTAGCACCAAGATTTTTAAATTCTACTTTTTCGTTAGTAATAATTAATCCATCATCGACTAATTGTTCTACGACTTGTTGAGCTTCTTTGATTTCTTGGTCAGTAGCCATCATACCTTGTTGAGGAATTCCGACTTTCATTTGTGTAATTGGGAATAAACATCGATAGATAAGACGTTCTACATTGCCTTCAATACGCCGTAACATTTTTACGTCTTCTAAAGCCGATGCAATTCTTGGTGTACCAAATGCATTAGATGGTTCTTTATCAATATAAAAATGAATCACATCTGTCGGTTTAAATTTTACAGTATCGTTACCTAATGTTTGTTGATATGTTTTAATTGCACCATTAGTATCACGTTGAATTTCGATAGTAGATGGGTCAATTCTAAAATAACCGCCTACTGCTTTATTATCATATACTGGATTAATTGTTAAATCTGATAAATTAATCCCATTAAAATCTGTTCTACTTTTTACTAGAAAAGCATTAGAATAGGCAACTAAGTCGTTGCCAATTTCTATCATTAAATTATCGAAAGATTCGTTTGTCATAAAAGACATTAATCGCAATCTTTTTCTAATATATTCCGCTGCGGCATCATTTTCACCAACGATATTATAACCAGCTTTAAAAATAAGCTGGCTATAATCTGTTACAAAGCGTTTAATATATGAATCTGATTTAATAGCATTTTGAATTTCCGTTAATGAATATTCAGCAGCTGTTAAATCATTTGATTGGGCAGAGCGACCTGTTGCTTTAATCGTGAATTTTTTAATATCGTCTTGACTAAAGGCAGGTGAGCTACCACCGCTACTTTGTTTTGGAGTTGATGCGGCTCCAGCTTCTTTAAATTCTGGAATATTTGGTTTCCAAAATTTTAATGAATCAAGAAGAGCCATTTAATTCTCCTTTTATATGTAAAAAATATATTTTTCATTTTCAATATTACTGTTGAGGTTGTTCTTTATTTTGTTCAGGAACTGATTTAAGCTGATTACTACTATTACCAGATTTTTGAGTACCGCTTTGTACTGTCGTATTTTTTACGATACCACTAGCATCTGTTATATTATCGGCAATCGTATCATTCGTTACTTTAACGAATAAAGAATTAGTAGCATAAATATCTACACCATTTTTAATGAGCATACCTTTAGCTTGTGCTTCTTTAACAGAATCATCGAGAATGTCATTTAATACAATAGCAGAAGAATTTAAATATTTATATGTATTATATAGAGCATTTTTATAACGTTTATCATAATCAGCTCTAGCTTCTCTTAATAATGCATTACTATGAGATTGTGTATATTCAGAAGAATCTTTATATTCTTCTCCGTAATATCTTTCTCGTTGTGCTTCAGCTGCATGCCAAGCTCGTAAATGCATTATCGTTTCATCTACTGTATGAGTCTTTTTAAATAAACTTGTTTTTTGTTTTCTAACGATTTGACTTCTAACGATATGGTCTCGACAATGCTCTAAACTATTGCCAGGTGGTATTACAACAGCATTGCCATCGAATTCTTGAATTAATTCTTTAACAGATTCAACGCCACTATCTGCGACCAACATAAGCATTTGTTGATAGTATTGTCGCATAATCATTTGAAGTCGTTCTAAATAATCTTCCTGTAATTGAATAATATCTTTATTATAATCATCTTGAATTAATTGTACTAATGTTTTAGGCATTTCAATTCTAAGATTAATTGTTTCTGGTTCAGAAAATAAAGAAGGAATATCTTTGTGTCCTTCAATGACAGGAATATGATTTGTATCTACAGTAGGAATTTCTTTTGGAATTTCTACTTTTGGCTCTTCTGGTTTAGGAGTTTTTCCTTTAGGGAATTTATTATTTAGTCTAGCAATTAATTTATCTATAATTGCATGACCTAAAAAATTTACATCGTCAGGAAGTAGTTCTTTAATCTGTTTAAAGTCTTCTATAATATCAGATGGTTCTCGTTGTTCTTCATCGTAGACATCTGCATTAGGATTTTCTAATTCTTGTCTTAGAAATCTAGCATCAGAGTCATAATGATTATCGGGACCAAATGAAGGACGATATAATATTTTTTTATTTTCGTCTACCATTTACCACATCTTTCTGCCAGGAGAACTACCACCACGTTTACCCCATGAGCTACCAGTATCACGATTACTTTTACCAGAACCTAATGGTACAGCTACCCATTTTTGATAATCACCACGACGTTCACCAGGCCCTTTACCAATTTGTTTATATTGTGTATCTCTATGTTTCCATGCATCATTAGCTTCTTCAATGCGTTTCATACGCATTTTAAATCGAGTATCTAATGGATTATCCATCATAGAAACACTAAAACTACTTTTAATCCCTTCGATTGCTTGTGCAACTTCTGGGAATTTTAATACGAATGCTAAATGAGCTAAACCTAATGCATCAATAAAATGTTCATCTTTAGAAGTAAATACAGCTCTGCCATCAGCACCATATCGTTCGATTGTATAGTTAATTAATTGTCGATAGATATGTTCATCGTATGGACATAATGCAATTCTATCTCTTTCGAACGATAATTTTAATTGATTGACCATAAATTGTTTTACTGGTTCTTTCGTAACCATTCTACTGATAGGGTCAATAATATCTAATTTTTGACTAAATTGATATCCAACAACTTTATCTTTTAATCCAGATGAAGGATGTTTATCACCATAAATATGTAACCGCTCTAATTGATAATCCAATTTGTTATCGTTAAGTTTTTTATCTTAACTTCTTATTATCACTAATAAGTTCAGCATATTTTTTCATGTGTTCTACATGGTGCGGCCTCGTGGGAAAATTATATTCTTTATATAAAAGGTTCATTTCCTATGCGTTGCCCCTGATTAATATTTTACAATTAATCTTCGGTTCGAGTTATCTTGCACAAGATTTTCTCGCTTAATTCCGCACTTATAATCTTAATTATCCCTAATTAAGACGGCAATTATGTTTACCATATCCGCGGTCACAGAATATCCATGACGGATTATAGATTTCATTCATTTCAATGATACTATTAACAGCATTATCTAATGTATATTCACCTTTAGGTATTTCAACTCTTTGCATAACCATGAATTGTTGTAAATCAGGTGCATATTCTAATACTAACAAAGAAGAACCTGCTTGATAGGCATCATAATCCACACCCATACATCTGTAAGGATTAGGAGGTGCTGGATTATATTTAGTATAATTAATAAAATTAGGACGTTCTCCAAAATCTTTTTCGGCACGTCTTAGGATTTCATCTGTTGGTGGTAAATAACAATAATTAAATTTATTTCTTGCATCATCAATCATTGTTTTATTAAAAACACCAGAATCTTCTGTACCGAACTCTGCTAATATTTCATGTTCATAAGCAGAGGCTGTCATAGTAGATTTAAAAGAATCATCCATTTCTTGAGTAAAACCAGGGTTATCATGACTAGGATGATAATGCTCTATGTAGCCCATGTCTTTATTGTTGCACATATCATAGAATGTACCACGTTTACCAGTTGGGGTAGATGAAGCTGTGATGCCAATATCATCACGTTCAGCGGCAATCATAGCAATAGTATCATAGTCTCCTGGGGCCATATAATCAAGTTCATCCAGGTACAACCAGTCACTGCGCTGTCCCCTCATACTAGCTGCATTTGAACCAGATGATGCACCTGTCGTAAAACCTAAAATAGCAGAGCCATTTTTAAGTTCTAGCATATATGGACTATTAATTAATCGTTTGACTTCATTATTAAGTAGAGGACTATTAGCTAATATTTCTTTAATACGCATCCAAAACGCATTTATCTGATGCTCATAGGGAGCGGCAAATAAAACACGAAACGCTGGTTTCGTATAGATTTTATGTAACGCGCTAATAATCATCGTTTCTGTTTTACCAGTATTATGTGTAATCATATTATCGACTACGAAATTATGATGAGTATCTACTTCTACATCGTAGGTCATAGACTCTTCTTTATCTTGCGTAATACTAACGATGCGTCCCCAAACGATATTTTCAGAAGTTAATAATAAGTCATAGTCGTAAATATCAAAATGATGTAAAACAGTTAATGCAGACTTTAACGATTTATTATATGTTTTTTCTAATCCTAATTTTTTATGTATCTGTTTTTTATTTCCTTTAGTTAATGTATTTAAGATACTAATAATAGATTTAGGAGTCACATCTTTTTTTTCATAAGCAACGCTACTATAATATTTGTAGCTGTCTTTATGCACTCTTTTTTTAAGATTATCGAGTTTAAATGTATCGATTAATTTAACGCTGAATTCACTTTTATCAAAATGAATATCATTAAAATCATTCGTTATATTTAATCGACAATAGATACCGAATTTTCTTAATACTATTTGTATATAAAATAATAAAAATTTTCTTTTATTTTGATACGTAACCGTCAATAAAGATAAATTCGTTTCTATATATCGCTTGCGTTTTACATTTGAATGAATTTTAAATAACTCGTTTATTAATATAATACAGCCTTCTTTATTTAATTGTTTAAATTCTTCTGGAATATATTTAATATCTAAATAGTCTGTAAGCATCTTATTTACTTCTTCGTTATCTGTTACGAAAAAGAACTCATCATCAGTTGCTTTTAATTTAGCACCATATGCTTTCAATGCTTTTTTAGCCGCCTTATATCCTTCTGAATTTTTAACTAATAAAAAGCCATATTCATTATGTTTCTTACTACCACAATTTAATATAGTAGCATATAAACGAATTTCTTTTTCTTCTTTAACGACATCTCCGAAATGATTAATTTCACTTGGCATAGCGATAAAATCTTCATATTTAAGTTCGCCAGCTTCTTTCCAGCCAGTTGGTGTTAGTACAGGATGATTATCCGTTACCGTAATAAAATTATCTAAATTCGTTCGTATCTTTAAACATTTTCTATAACCATTCTCCCAGATTCTAGCTCTTCTAATTTCTGGTTGCATAGTTTCTTCATTATAGGCGATAACGGCAAAATTATCTTTTCTGTCATTAAAAATTCTTTCTGCATTATCATAATAGCCTTTACTCGCATCGTAAATCATACTGTTGCCGTGTATACAACGACGGCCACATCTGAATACTAATCGAGTATGGGTATCTCGTAACATTTCAGCTTGATAATCACGAGCTTCCCAGGGGACTACTTTTTTAGTTTTCGGGTCGTTAGTTCTAACGAATGCTTTAGCCCATAAAACTGGGTCTTTCACAATTTCCCGCATTTTGGCTTTTTCAATTTCATTTAATTGGAATGCCAATGATATCCTCCTTCATTAAAAAAAGATTACATTACTATACTATTTTAGTATAGCACAAAAGAGACTAGTATTTCTACTAATCTCTTTTATGTCATCGTTTCATATATTTGGCTTCATTGCCTATGACTGCCATTTTATTATTATATTGTGTTCGTTTCATGACATTCATGGCTGCTTGACGCATAGTATACGCACCATCTGTTTCATTAAACATAGCATTTTGAAATGGTTGACCACTCGCTCTTTGTGCCATCAAATTCTGATGTTCACGTAATGCCTGATATCCTTTAGTCGCATATTCAGGAGCATTCATTAATGCTTGTGCTCCTAAATAGGTACTCATACCAAACATACTTAACCCGAATTCAGACGCACCTTTAAATAAAGAACTAGCCATGCCATTACCTTCTTGTCTGCTTTCATTATATGCACTATAAGAAGAAAAGGCACCCATAGCTACATTTAATTTAGTGACATCAGGTTTAAAAGTAGGTTTAAGTGCACGACCAACAGCTTTTACTGCTTTACCTAAAATCATTTACCGATTTTACCCAATAAAGCTAAACCACCAGCAATACCTAAACCACTACCAGCTGCTGTACCGATACCTTCATGTCCTTGGCTATTACCGACACGATTACCAGCAATACCACCACCAATAACAGAAGTAGCTACAGCGGCACTTGTTGCACTGGCTTGTAATCTATCGCCACGTTTCCATGCATCAGCAATGACTTTAAAACCATTAATCGGTTTATTAAACATACCCATATAATCTCAATCCTTTCTGTATATTTCATATAAAGATTTTATACTAGAACCAGCACTCACACTTTTATATTCATAAGAAATACTATTTAGCCATTCATTGAATATTTTTATAATATATGTAATCATAATTAACCAAATCGATTCTGATGCAATGCGAATGCTAGACTACCATCTACACTACCAGTATTACTGTATTCTTTTTTATCATCAACAAAAGGCGTCGCATTCTGTACTGTATTATCGATAGTACCTAATGAATAATTTTCATAATCATCTTTACCTTTACTAGCAGAACCAATCATACCAGCACCGACAATCGCACCTAATCCTAATTTAGTAGGTGTAGGAATTTTAATATGACTACTATATTTTCCTTCACCGACTGCTTTCAGATTAACGAATGCTCCACCTATTTTTTTAGCTGAACTAATTATACTCATTCTTTAATATCTTCCATGTCAATAATATCTTTCATCATATCAGCCAAAGATACAGTTTGCTCTTCTTCTTTATTTTTAACTTTATCTTTTCTAGTCATCATTAATAATTGATATACCGAATCTCTTTTCTTACTCATACGTTCATATGCATCCCAAGCTTTCGATACGGTCGGCTGAACAATTTCATTACCTTCCCTATCAGCACCAATAGCCATATCGAGTACAGGTGTACCCTCTTTAGCGAGTAATGCTTTACATCGTTCTAACATAATATCGAGAGTAATTAATTCAGATAATAAATTCTTATCTGTAAAACTAGCCGTATTAATATCTATATCAGAAGAATAACCCATAGCTCTAATATCTATTTGAGCGAGTTCCGTAGGACAATATTCACCGACAGGTGCCATATCATATTTTAATAATTCACATGTTTGAGAATAAGGACAAACTTTACCTTTACATATTAAAGGTACTTTAGCGAACATACCATTTTTAGTACTTAACATAGTCATGGCAGCTTTTTTACTTTCTATAGCTTTAGGAGATAATCCCCAAGGGTTATCATTCTTAGTCATTAATTTTTCGAAGCGTTCTCTTTTTTTAACGAGACCATTTAATTCTTCTTCTTCAGACCAAGTGTCTTCAGCACCAGACTCTATTAATTCTTTATCTGACAATGTTTTATTTTCCTCCTTTTTATTTTATATTAAAAAATACTTGCATCATTTATTATATTACTCTATAATAATAACAGAAAAACTATTTGCATGCAAAATAAGTAATGTGAAACCTCCTCGTAAAATAAGATATACTTACTTATATAGTTTTTCTAGTCTTTCATGGTGATAAAAGACGTGATACATACAACTCCTTATTGAATTAAGAGACGGTTAACCTCGGACCGTCTCTTTTTTCATGCTTAAATATTACAGATACGGAAAAGAGTTAAAAGAAAGACCTTTAATAAAAAATTTATATATGAAATATAGATAGTAAATAAAAAAATGAAAAAAAATAAATGAGTAGTATAAAAAAATTGCTTATAGTAAAATGAAAAATTATAAAATTTTTGGAGGGGTAACAGGTATAAATGAAAATTTTGTGCCTGAAAGTTTTGAGCCCCCGGGTTTGTTTCAGGTTTCGAAGTTTTTATTTTTCTCGCCTTTTTTAATCTGGGCGACTTTTTAAATACAGATTATTTATTTTTCATGTGGAGGTAAATAACCATGAAAGAACTAAAAACAATCCACGAACTTTGTGTTAATATCGTTGACAAAGAGATGGAGAAAAAAGCAATGACTGGTGAAGGTTTCACACTAGAAGAGAAGAAAGCCATTGCAACTAGCCTAAATCTTCTTTGGACTAAGACTGAATTAAAATTCGGTCTCAAGTTCATTCTTCGTTGTTTAGATGAAGAATGGGAGTTAGCTTCTGAAGCCGCGATGGACTTCGGCGAGAAGGATGACTGGGAACCTTCTCGTAGCAAATTTTATACCGTTGCTAATATATTATTGTATTGCAATGAGTATAAAACATTTAAACAATTCGAAAGAATTGGCTGGTTTGAACTGTACAAAATAGTTACTGAAGAACTTGATAAGTAACTATCTTCGCCGTGAGTTAGGGCGAATACTAAGTACTAACTCTTCTCTTTTATTTTCTTTTTTATTTCTTTTTTCTTTTTATTATTTACTTGGAGGTAAATTATTATGAAATCTGTTAAATCTATCGCAATCGTATCTATTATTTCTGCTTTTCTCTTCTTTGCTATCACACCATCTACTCATGAAATAACTAATGATGTTACTGTACGTGGCGGTGATACTGTAAATCAATTGGTAATTAATTCTGCTCGTGAACAAGGAATCAATCTTGATAGTGTTGACATTAATGAATCTCGTGATATTACGATTCACGAGTCTGGTATCGATGCTGGGAATCTTCGTCCTGGCACAACAGTTAAAGTAACAGTAGTATATCGTAAATAACACTGTTACTCTTGTCGTACTCTGAGCTATGCGACGTTAAATAAGATAGCTCTTTTTCTTTTTTTGTACTAGGAGGTACTATCATGGCTAATATCGATTTCAATTCTTTTTTAAGTAATGCTTTTTCTGTTGGTATTGCAGAAAAAGGCATCTTTGGAGATGGACTCCAAATTAATACCCCAATTTTCTTGTCTTTTTTGGAAGTAGATGAAACTTCTGGTAAGGCATCTTTGTCCATCTCTTCTGCTGATGGTAAAGACCATTATATTGAAGGAGTTATTAATGCAGAGAATTGGGCTTTGTATTGTAAATACATGGCTTAATTAACTCTTTTGCCTTTTAGACGGGGCAAGTAAAATATACCGTCTTTTTCTTTTTATTTTACTGGAGGTAAATAACCATGAAAACAATTCAAGAATTAGTAATTAAAACATCTAAAGTAACTATGTCTGTTGAAGATAAAAAAGTCATTGCCAAAACTCTATCTTTATTATTTAGTAAAAGTGAATTAGAATGGGGCCTAGCGTGGTGTTATGGGGAGTTCGAGAATGACCTTTTAGAATCTAATAACGATTCTAATTGGGAACCTACCCAAAATAGTTTTTATGATATTTGTAATATTCTTTTATATCTTTTAGATATGAAAACTTTCAAACAAGTTGATGACTGGGAGGAGGTGTATAGAGCCATTGCAACAAGATTGTTCTATTAATTAATATTTTTTCTTTTAATTTTCTTTTTTTATTTGGTATAGGAGGAAACATACCATGATGAACTTAATGAACGCTGTATCTGTTAATCTTATTTCTATTTCTTCTGCTGATGTAATTAACACAGCTTATTTTGATGGTATTGGTATTTCTTTTGACGATAAAGGGATTGCCAACTATCGTCTTGTGGAGCAATCTAAACGTAATCATTTTGAATTATGGATTCTTTGGAATAATGGTGATTTTAACCGTTATGAAGGAGAATTATCTGAAGAAGCACAAAGAGTAGCAAATGCTCTCTTTGATGTGGCATGGACAAAAGAGTTTGAAATGGATGACGAAGCGGTTTATCAGGAAGACCGCTTTGGTGTTCCTTGTGAAGTTTTAAGATATGAAGAAAAGTATCCAAAAATGGATAAGATTAAAGCTGCATATGTAGTAGACCCATCTGTTCCATTTTAATCTAATAGTGCCAATAGCTAGGGCACTTTAAACATACTAGCTCTTTTTATATAAGTACTTAATATGATTTATTTTTTATATTAAGTATTTATATAAGAAATATATTTTTGTATTTCTTTTTTTTTATTATTCATGATAGGAGGTAAAAAATCATGAAATTGTATAATTTGGGAAAAATTGAAGGCGTTTCTAGTTTTTATGGTTATGTTACGGATAATCATGTTAGATTATCTCGTAAATGTAACAAAGATTTCATCAATTATATTTATAAACATTTAGGTGCCAATGGTGCCTGTGTTTATAAATATAATGGCGAAAACTTTGTCGAGTTCTCTCGCATTGATGCAGAGACTCGTGAAGTGTGGAGAGTCTTCGAACTTAAACAACTTAAATCTTTATTCGAAGCTTATAAGAAAAGTAAGCTTCCTGTACAAGATTCACTTTTTGACATTGCTTAATTTTCTGTGGTTTATTTAAAAGTGTTCCACATTTAAAAAACACTTTTTTAATTTTAAATCTTTTTCTATGTATTTTAATATGGAGGAAACTATTATGATGGAAAAAGTAGAATTAAAAAATGCAGATGTTCTTCGCGAAATAGTGAAGACAAATCGCTCTAATATGCCAGAGCGAATTAATATTTTAAGTCTTGAAATTAATGTAGACAAAAATAAACATGTTTACTTAACATCAAGAGTTATTTCACCAACGCCGAATAACGAGTTGTTTTATTTGGATAAAAGTGTCCAAGATAAAACATTCGTTAGAACATTGCAACGATGTAACAATAAGCCGTATGCTATTGAAGGTGTAGTAGAGCGTTTCTCTGAAGCATACATTGAAATTGTTATACCGAAAGATTATAGCGATATTCATGTAAATGGTGTCTTTAAACATGGACAGGAATTTTATGTTCCTTCTATGACGAAAGATGATGTATATATACATTTAGCATCTGGTAAAGAATACAGAGATTTGCCATTAGATAAATGTATTCATTATGGTGTTCATAATGGACACTGTAGTGCCATTGCTTCAGCATCTGATGCTAAGAAATTAAAATTATCTTTATATGCAACATATGGAGTTTCTAACTTTAATAATGCCGAGTGGTCAAAAAATGTCCACTGTGGCATGTACGAAGAACTTTTGAGAGAGCTATTAAAATAAGATAGCTCTCTTTCTTTTTTGATTAATCTTTTTGTTTTTAGATATAATAGGAGGAAAAATTATGTCTATCCAAATTAATAAAGCGTTATCGCAAGCGTCTACTAGATTATCTCAAATGAGAGCTCCACAAAAACGTTTAGCACCTATTTCGAAGTACGCAATATACTTTGGTAAATTTGAATCTGGATTAGTTGAGTCTTTTGAATATTTTGACGGTAGTGCATTATTCAACTACCGTAAAGTAGCAAAAGCTCTTAATCAAGAATTGGAGTCTCTTGGGACTCCATTCTTCATAGAAGACGAATTAATTTTAGGTATGGGCTTTCAAGCTCGTCCTTACAGCATTAAGTCTTACTTTGTTGCAACTACAGTACAAGTTATTGTAGAAGCAATCAAAAATAGAACAAGTAATGAAATCGTGCGACTTCACATTCCTACAATGAGTTCTGAAGACCGTGAGCATTTTATCATGGCTTTAAATAAAAACAAAGAGTCGAAGTATTGGGGCAAGGTTGTTATTGTCTCAATGACAGATGAAGCAGTTAATGAAGAAATTAACTTCTTAGCCGATATGAATGCCTTTAAGGCACCATATTGGCCTGAAACTCAAAGTTACTTTAATGTTCTTGAAATGAGTCATGGCACTCATGGGGATATTAAAATGTCTTCGCAGTTATGCAAGACACTTTTCACAGCTAATGCTAAAGAGACAAAAGAGCTTATTATTTCAAAGACCAAAAAGTTAGTCGAAGAAAAAATGGAAGTTGTTCGTCGTAAAGAAGCATCTGATGCTTTATTGAAAGATTTATATGGTGATATTGGTCAACTTATGAATCAATTGCGTCCTGATTTTGTTCAGGAGCAAAGCGCTTCTTTATACAGAGGCAATGTTGATAATATGGTAGAAGGTCTCTGCCGTACTATTAACAATTTAAATTTGCCTTGTAAGGGAAAATATGCGGCAGTAGTTCCTGAACTTAGTTTACTTTTTGGTAATACAGGTCTTTTGCATTTTGGTGAGATTTACGCACCTGGTCTTGAAGGCAAGGAAATCATGGTTATTAAATACCCTAAAATGGGTAACCATGAGTACATGGTGGTACGAGGAATTACTAAAACAGAATATATTTCTCGTGCTGCTGGAGTACTTACACCTGCACAATTTAAGATGTTTAAACATATGGTTGAAACATTGCAAGAAGGATTGTGTATCCTTCCAGCTATTGCTGAAATTATGAAGTTATTAGCTGGACTTGACTATGATGGGGATAAAGTTGGTTTAATTACTGACAAAGCCATCGTAGCCATTGCTAAAGAAACTGAATCCGTTATTACTGTTATTGAATAATAACGGGTTCTTTCATTTTAATTTAAATTTATAGTATTCATTTTAGGAGGAAAATAAAATGAAAGTAAATCAAATGGTATTAAATAACAATGAAATCACTAGTTTATATATGGCAGAAGTTGCAAGACAAGAGCTTGTCGATGTTGGTGTAGTAACCAACAACTTCGACTTTGCATGTCTTGCAGAGATTAACATTCGTTCTGGCGAAAAGAAATTAATTGAAGCGACAAAAGCTTCTTTTCGCAACCTTGGTATTTGCACAGGTACTCGCAACTTAACTATTGAAGATTTTGACGGTCTTCTTACTGTAAATGTCGACACTGATTATGTGTATGGCACAATGGTAGATACATTAAATGTATCTCAAGAAGCTATGGACAAAATTATGGTATTACTAGTGTCTGCAAATATCAATGATAATGCAACATTGTTGGTTGTTTCTCGCGTGTTACAAACTCTTGGGCGTTATACTCAAGAGTATGGCATTGACTCATTTAAAACTTTTGTTAAGCCAATTGAAGTATTGGCTGACGAAAAGTTAAAAGGCATGCGTTCAGCTTTAAAAGAAACAAGAGAAGTGAAAATCTCTTGGGACGAAAAAGAAGCAGAAATCCAAATTAATAAGGATAAAGACGAAGAGGAATGCTTATTCGTTAAATCCATTATGAGCGAAACTCGTGATGAAGCAATGGAAATTGTTAAGACTTGTGCAGACGAATTAGCTAAATCTGTTCAGCGTATGGACAAAGTTAGAAATTATATTCAAAAGAATAATATTTCTAATGCAGTAGCCGAGTATGTAATCGATTGGGCACAGCAGGACTTCATGACAATGAGTTATGCTGGTCGCGTGTTCAAGAAAGAAATGACTGAAATGATGAGTGGCAATCTTGATAAAGTTGCTCGTCAAATATGTCGAGATAAATTTGACCCATATTATATGGGACAAAGAAATCTTCTTCGTTCTATTCTTGCATCTTTGAATATTGAAGATGGCAATGCTGCTCTTATGGCATTAAAGGTAGCTTGCGACAAGCAAGCTAAGAAAAATGCGGATGCAGATGCTGAAGCAAGAAAAGCTGGACAAGATGTAGTTAATCACGAAGAAGAATCTGAAATGACATCTTCTCTTGTTGAAAAGTTGCTTAAAGAAGAATACAGCTTATTAACAATTGGTGAAGACCATATTGCAAAACAGGAATTAATCATGTGCGATATTCCTATTGAAACAACAGTTGAATTCACTAATTGTTATGCTGTGTTTGAAGGTAAAGCAGCTTATGGTGTTGGCTTACCAGATGGTATTTATACTATCAAAGAAATCGATGGTAAGCTTTATGCTATAAAATCTGTTCGCAAGCATATGGAAGAAGTGCTTGAAGAACAAAAACAAGATTCTTTCATTACAATCCGTTTGAAAAATATTTTCTACAATATGAAAGATATTCTTTCTCGTGGTGCTGAATGTGGCATTGAGTTAAAAGATGTTGCTATTCGTGAACGTGTAGAAATTAAAAATGGTAAAAAAGTAGTCATCAGAGAAAGAGTATACGATGCTATTACAATTAATGGCATCGTAGTGGGTAAATTTGATTGCCCATTAAACTCTGAATGGACTAAGGAAGTAAAACAAACTGTACGTTCTACTTTCTTTGGTAAATGGAATGTATCTATGGGTGATACTTTCATTTGCAGCAATGGTAGCACTAAAACTTTCTTAGTGCTATCTAAATAATAATAAAGCCCCAGTTATCTGGTAAATCAATACTGGATATACTGGGGTTTATATTATTTATTTATTTGAGTATTTATTATGGTTAATTCTATAATAAGTATTCAAATAAATAAATAAGAACTTTATAATTCTTATTTGTATCTTACTATGTAGTAAGGACTCATTGCCACTGTCCGCAGAGAGTATATATGCTTCGTTTATATGATATTGTTGCTGCTCTTAGTTTCTCTCCGAATGATTAACGAAAGGCCGAGTTATGCTTTAATTCTATCTAGTCATAAACGTGCGGCCTAAAAATTTATACATAAATTTTTAAGTAAAAATAATAAATGATTGATGTTTACCAGATGATTACATCATATTACATTAAAATATATTTTTTAATAGAATAAGCAACATATTATTTCAGATAGCCTGATAGTTGACGTTCACATATATGATGGATAGCTACATACTAAGATTATAGTTTCTGTTTTAGGACTCTTTTTTGATTCCCATGTGGCATAGAGTTAAATTAATACTGTATAACTTATTATGTAATTAAGAAACTATAATCCGCGTGTGTTGTTGAAGTTTAATTAATAATAAAAAAAACTATAAGTTAATATGCAATGAAATACATATTAAAATATAGTTTCATATAAATAGAATTATTATATTGTATTTTATTTTTTTTTAAATAAAATAATAAATTTAAATTTAAAAGCTCTTTTGAAATATTGTATTTAGGTAAACAGGATTATATATTGTCATCTGATTTTGGACGTAATTATCCCTAGTCAACGATAATCGAAACCTTAACATAGCGATTAGGCTATGCTCTATCTCATACTCAGTCCTAGAGATTCTTGTTCACACAAGAGGTTAAGAGTAATCCCAATATCCTACACAATATTCAGTGAGCCCTTACATAGATACAACAACTCTGGCAGATTATCTATGTAACTTCTTATTTGGAGATATATAATATATCTTACTCAATGACTATGTTTGAGTACACAAATAAGACCCTGTTTGATTTATCTTATTATTAGCAATATCATAATAAGACTAGAGAGGAGCAGAAACCACTTCCCCTTTTACGACAATCAGAGTCTATATTTACTATACCCATATACTAGCATTGTCTGTGTAGTATTTAAACGAGTATGACTGCTAAACAAATCATGCCGTACCGATTCTCTGAATGAGCTGGTAAAACTACCGTTTTATAGTTGTGCGTCTCCAACTGGTCTCCTAGTAACTTTTTATAGATGTCGCAGTCTAGTGTAGGTTTCGTCCTATGGAGTACCCTCCTATATTCAGTAGATAGGCCACTGTGTATTAACGTTTATGTTTTTAAAAAGATGTTCAATACACTCAACAGCTTTTATATGTTATCTATATATTAATATAAGCAAACAATAAAGTCAATAGATATTTAAAAATAAATTAGAATTTTTTTTGTAGACCTGGAATGTCGTTAAAAGTATCCAGAAAGGCAGGTGATATCATGATGATACAGAACACCTTGTATAATAGTGGTGGGTACAAAAAGAAGCAAGTTTTTTATTGTTTTGTGGGCTTCTTTTGTATCCGTATTCCAAATATTCAAAAAGTCAAAAGAAGACATGTATTTAGGAGAAAGAATACAAGTGCTTCGATGCTTCGGATATACAAGAATAAAAATAGAATAACCCTACGGGCACTGGCATCGAATAAGCATATCATCTCAGCATCATTCTACGACGTGCGTTTCCCCGTAGATAACCAACACTCTATATGAAGCAATGTATTATGGCTTCGCCGTGTGAATTATCTATTCAAAAAAATAAATATAAGTACTTCAAAAAACATATATATAATGTATATATATATTAATAGCACTTTGGTTTCCGTTAATCACATCACATACAAAAAATATTTAAAAATATTTGTGGCGGACGAAAAATAATATAGTCTGTTTACCAGATTACTATTGTAATCTATGTATACTAATATAAGAAGAGAAAACTTTTTATATAATTTTATAAAAAAGTTCTTGACACAATTCTCTCTTTATATTAATATATATAGTGTAAGGAAGAGCTGGCCTCACAGAATATCCACACTCTTCTCTTACACTATTTCACACGCGCTCAATATAAATATATAGTCCTTTGATGCATTGTGGAATATCTCCTTATAATATTAAATACGCAATTAGACTTCTTGGTTATGTTTCTACTCACCACCTTTCGGCATAACTAAAGAAGTCTTTTTGTTTTATATATTATATATATAAGAAAAGAAAAAAAATAAAAAATAATTCTTGACTTCTTATTATATATATATTATTATAATAACTGTAAGTATGTTTTAACCGATTGACATACATTACACTTTCTTTTACAAAATAAAATAGAAAATTTATGAGACCGCTCTGCTACCATATAGTGGCAGAGCTTTTCTTTTTATTATATATATTTTGTAAGAGTACTCATATAAAAAAATAATTTAATTAAAAAAAATAATCTGGCGAGAAATAAAAATAATTTTTGATTTTTAGAAATATTATTTTTTATATGAAATAAAAAAATGCTTTTTTATATTTTTATTTTAAATAAAATAATTAATGAAAATAAAAAAGCATAAATATACAAAATAGTATTCGTAATATTTTTTGTTTCACCCTTATACAAATTTTGACACTTTTTTTTAAAAAGTCCCATAGAACCATAGGGTACTTTTTGGAGTGTTAAAAATAAGATATGCATAAAAAAAACCTTATTTTGTATATCCTGCGGAGGAAATTAAAAATAAGGTTGAAGTATCTTCAACCTTAAACATTACTTTATTATGTATATTATAATCACACAGAAAAAAATTTTTTTTAAAAAGTTTGTGTCAAATTTTACAGAGAGTGTGAAACAATATATATAAGAGAGAAACAAAATAATAATATATATCTCCCTACGGGAATATTATTTAATAAAAAAATAAAATATATTTTTTTGAAAAAATAAATAAAAATCGGGTGGTGAAAAGCCTGATGTTTACTAGATAAAAAAATATTTTTATATAGTGTGTTTTATTTTTATATATAATAGTAATAAGATTTGTAGCAAAACAAATCTTAAAAATTAATATGTGAAAAATTAAATAAAATGTGAATTTAAAATAAAGAGAATTTATAGTACGGGTAAAAGGTCGAAGCTAATCTGGAAGCTGGTTTTATCTTATTATTATGGGTAAAAGGTCGAAGCTAGTCTGGAATGTGGTTT